GAAAGTGCTAGGCATGCACACCTATGGGCTAGTGTTGCCAGCTACAGGCAACCCTTCGCTTCAATTTCAGATAGGTGAGTATCAGACTACCTACTTCAGTCAGATAGATGATGCTCAAGAGCCATGTCAGCAGTACTTGATTGATACTCCACTGTACGAGAATGTGAGCATTGACACTACAGTGCTTAGAGCTGGAGCGCAAGACTACCTATTCAAGCCTATCAGTGTTCAATTTACCTACCCTCAAAGTCTTTGCGATTTCTTAACTTTGAGCCAAGATGAGCAATACCGGAAAGTCAGGCTCACTTCGGGCAGCTTAGATATTCAAGGCTTCATAACTGAGGCCAAGAATAAGCCTGAAGACTCTGCCGGAGGTACTACTACTTTTACCTTGCTTGTTTCAGCACAGGATGCCTTGGCTGGCGGTGCATTTGACTCAGGCTATGATACAGGCTATGATTAATGGCTAATGTTACCAGAGCAACACTCAGCACAGTAAGTGCCAGCAACTTCCCGGATAATACCTCACAGCTCATCTCTCCATTCGACCTTAGAGACTGGATCACCGATGGCATTGATAGCTTTGTAACCCAGAAGGATGTCTCAACTTTTGAGAATGCTTTCTACGAGTGCAGAGGAGGCACTCTGACAGCAGCAGCTACAGTCAACCTTGGTCTGGCTACAGGCAACTTTGTGCATATTTCAGGCACTACTACCATCACCAGCTTTGGCACTGTCTCAGCTGGTGCTAGGTTCATTGTCTGCTTTGATGACGCAGTAGTAGTGACTTACAATGCCAGTACGCTGATTATACCAGGAGCTGCTAGTATCACAACCACAGCAGGAGACTGCATGATGCTAATTAGTGAGGGAGCAGGCAACTGGAGGGTAGTAGGTTACTTCCCTGGCACAGGTCTTCCGGTAGGCACAGTGACAGCAGTCACTGCCTCAACTCCACTAAGCTCAAGCGGAGGTAATGCCCCAGATATTAGCCTTGATGTTGTAAGTCCAGACCCATCGGGAAGCTTTACCAATGCAGACATAACTGTAGATGCCTATGGTAGAGTAACTGCTGCTGCCAATGGCAGTGGAGGTGGAGGCTCTCCAGGAGGACTTACCACAGAGTTTCAGTACAACAATGCAGGCTCTTTTGATGGTGCTTCTGAGCTTACCTATTCAGGTGGCTTTGTGCGAATTAATACTCCTAAGATAGGCACAGGATCAGGCAATGGTCACTTACACATTCACTCTGCCAACTCTGCACCTACAGGCATTACTGATTACCTGACTATGTTCTGGCAGAAGGCAACCAGAGCATTGGGATTCAGAAGTGAAACAGACACGCATGAGACCTATATACAATTAACTGCACCTACTGCCGATAGGACTATAACTCTGCCAGATGCCTCCGGTAATGTTGTGCTGGACACATTAGCCCAGACTCTTACCAATAAGACTCTGACAACTCCGGCAATCACTACTCCGGCAGTTACTGGCATAGCCTCATTTGACAATGGGGCAAGCGCAGGAGAGATAAGGTTACTTGAGGGCAGTGGAAGTGGAACTAATTATCTGGCCTTAAAAGCAGCATCAACATTAGCTGCTAATGTAAGTCTTACTCTGCCCAATGCCGATGGTAGCTCTGGTCAAGTCCTTCAGACTAATGGATCAGGCACTCTAAGCTGGGTCAATAATGGAGGAAGGGCATACATTACAGATATAACGACTAATACTGTAACAGGCACATCAGAGCAATTGCTTATTTCGGTGCTTATACCGGCCAACACATTTGTCGCTGATAATCACTTTCAGATTAATTTTAGATTTACAAGGCCAGCTAGCACAGGACAATCTACTTTCAGATTCTACCTAAATACTACTGCTGCCATTGGAGGCACTAACTTCGGTAGCTACCAGCTTGCAAGTAGTGCTGTTACCGGGTTTAAGCTGATAAGAAGTTTCTCAGTCATCAATGCCACAACCACAACCAACTACAATAGTGTAGCCAACAATGTGGTCACTGACTGGGGAGGTGGCACTAATACCAATGCAGCAATTGACTGGACAGTCAACCAGTATCTGGTAGTTAGCGCACAGAGTAGTTCAGCTACCGGAGACAACTCATCTAGGGCAATAATAATCAGCCAAATCTAATGGAAGTAATCACCCAAACCGGAGATAAGATAGTCTACAGAGGAATTGAATATACAGTTGCCTCTGCCGAGATAAGCTCAGACATTGTGGTGCTTGTGCAAGTGTACAACACTGATTATAACCCTACCATAGCATTGGTAGCCAATGAGACTATTATCAATGATGTTCTCCAGACATCGGTAGAGATGCTCTATAAAACCATAACCAATGGGTAACGCACATCCGTTTTACCGCTTTGAGCATGCCTGGAATGCTGGGTTCTACCCTGACAACCAGATAGTCTCTGACTTACTCAATGAGGTGCATCTGACAATCAGTCTGGCACTACCATCAATAGCTATACCAGGCACAACAACCATCTATAAGCTCAAGCAGGAAGTACAGACTATTATTGATGGCTACAATGCCTCTCCTTACTTCGGAGAGCTAGTGGTTGACTTAGCAACAGCACCTGATCCACCACTCTGGGAGTATCATGTCTATGTGCGTAATACTTCACTTTATGTCAATGACAACACCCAGATTATAGATATTACTGGCTACTTCAACAACACCACCAAAGTGCTGTCAGGTGCTACCTTACTACCATTTACTCCGGGCAGTTATACAAGCACAACTGCTGCCACATTAATTGCAGAGGAGCTGAAGGTTAAGGAGGCTCTGAGTGTAGTCAATCTGAATGGCTCAGCCATTTTCCCGATTACCTACTCATTCGATCCACTTACCAACATAGCCACTTCAGGTCTTGCCAGAGGCAGTAATTGGCAGCTGGTTAATGATGAGGCTAACCGAGTGCCAGCACCGACTGCTCCCTATAAGAATCAAAGGACATTCAGCCTGCCACAGCTAAATGCTGATGACAGCTATGTGCTGACCATAATGGAGCGTATCATTCAGGCCAGCCTTAATGACTCTGACTGGACTACTTCGGTGCTGGCTACCTACTACACCTATGCAGCCAATGAGCCTGATGGGTGGACATTTAGCGTTAACTCACCAGCTTTCACAACCTACAGAAGAGTTCAGTTCGACTTTATTGATGGTAACCGTAGAAAGTTTATTCTGGTAGGTAGGCTAGATGGCTCATGGCTTTGGCAAAGGTTTGTAAGTGACCTATCCGGTGCAGCTTATGACTTTTTAGTAGGCTATTCAGAGGCTGCTCAGCTGCCTTATGAGCCTAATCTGGCAGGCAGATGGCTATACTATAACTCTACCTATGACCTTGAGTTTGTTGAGTTCACATCAGGCTGCTATGTGTCTGAAGAGTTCTACGCTATGCCAGCTAAGCCGGGAGATCAGTGGCAATTCAATGTAGTGGATGGCAACCTTGAGAGCATATTCAATGCCAGCGTAGGTCTATTCACTGAGGATGGTCAATTTATTCAGCAGATAGGCACAGCTGTGCTTCCAGATGACTGCAATAATACGCAGATGCAGGCAACAGTTACAATTCCCAGTAAAAGTGGCTGCTTCAGGATGGGGCTTTACAATATAGGCTCATCAGGAGGAGAGACTACTTGTGAACTTATCTTCAATTATCTGCTGGATGGAGGAGTAAATGCCTATGTGGACCAGATCAATGAGAACTATGAGCTGCAGTACTACACCTTCGGGCTATACGATGGCACTAATTACTCTCAGGAGTACTCTATTCAAGTGCCTCCGGTGTCATCTGGAGGCTTCAGCATTGAAGACATAGTAGACTGGTGCAACACTATTCCTGGCATGGTATGCACTTATGACTCAGAGGCTGACACTATGGAGTGGACATGGACAGTAATGGTTGAATGTGATACTAATTTCTTGATGAGAAATTACATAGCTGATGGTGAGGGTAATGTCCTTGACGGGCAATTCAGCACAGCCTTGCAGAGCTGTGAATGCGAGCCTTATAATCCTAATCTCTATGACCTTTACTCACTGAGCAACATCATCAACATTGATGCCTCTGATTGCTTTAGCACACTATTAGAGTACTGGTCAGACAGCAATAGCATAGCAGAGGGCTTTGAGTATACCGGAGGATGGAAGCAGAAGGTAAGGCTAGGCATTAATGGAGGAGGATCTAAGCCTGTAATAGAGGAGAGTCTCTACAGGCAGTCTAATGGTGTCCATAGAAGGCCACAATCAAAGCAGGATTTATCCTTAGATTTGCATACGGATTTTCTTGATGAGGCCACTCAGCTAGCTCTTGTCGATGCCACCCGGCATAGCAACCTGATCTGGGAAGGGAAGTCAATCTTTGTGAAGGGTGACATTGAGGTAGCCACCACTCAAGACTACACTACACAAAGCTCTTTTGAGACTTTATCTCAAGTAAAGTTTCAGGCACTGGTCCAGGGTTTCCAACCCAAAAACTCTAGCTGTTTAAATTGCTAAAACAATGTCAATATTTTCGTTAACCTGCCCAGATGTTGGGTGCTATCAGAATTTTCTCTGCGACCCAGAGTTTCAGAATAAAATCGTGGCGGTGGCTTATGTTCGCAAGTCTGCTGCCCTTACTGCTAATGAGAAGTCAACTGCTGACCTCTGGATAGCTGCGCTCTATGACCGTTACCTTAATGGTGAGGCTTACCTTGTGTTCAACACGAGCGGAGAAAAGCCAAAGCCTGAGACTGCTACTACTGCTGGTAGAGGCATGCAGAACACAAAGGCTCTTGCCAAGACTCACACCCTGACCTATCAGGACATGCAGGGAGTAGTGCAGAACAATGTTCAGTTCTACAATGACATTCTTGCGACTGCTCAGAACTTCGACTTTTACTACTTCACTCCCGGCAGAATCTGGGATGCCTCCGGTTATTATGTGACAGTCATCGGTGATCCTATCATCACAGCTGACCTGAACACTTACCAGATGGCTGAAGTGACTGTTAACTGGGTAAGTAAGGTCAACCCTCTGCCTTATGAGTTCGACACAGACAACTTCCTGGAAGGTCTGTATTACATTCTTAGCTCCACTGGATTCACAGGAAGTTCATGGACAACCTGTGATGATGCTGCCTCAGAGTCAGCTCAATTTAGCGCAGTGCTAAATGTAGGTGCAATCTCTGGCGCACCAGCTCTGGTGTGGTCATTGGAGGCAACTGAGGACAGTGATGACATTACAGCTATTAGCTTAGTGATTGATTCTAGCACAGGTGAAGTTACCTGGACTAATTCAACTGCTGGTGTCTACACATTTATTGTGACTGTGACCAATGCTTATGGCTGCGTGTTCGGTCAGCAGGAAATTACTTTGACAATCTCAGCTTGCTAAATTAAATTAATGGAAGAGTTAATCGGGGTCTTATTATCAAAGTTGCTAGACCGGAAAATCCGTGAAGGCAGGCACGACTACATTGAGGAGGCCAGAGAAAAGGCTGAAGAGCTGGAGTATCACTTTGAGAATGAGTACCCCGAAAAGCTCTTGATCACTCAGCATCCGAGTGAAGAGCCTTGGATGAGGGAGTACAGGAAAAGAAGATGGCAAGCTCCTACCACTACTGCCACCGGGAGGGTTTATACCTTCCTTCAAAAGATTCAGCAGGCTGATGACTTTAAGATTAAGTTCGAGGATGACTTTCAGAAGACAGGCATAGCAGAGCGCATAGGGCTTAATAATAATACTCTGCAGTACTATGTGGAGGATGAGCTGCCTAAGACTGGCAGCCTTGAGAAGTGGCTCTTTAATGTCTTCCTCAAGACCTACTTGAAGGATGCCAATGCTATAGTAATTACTCTGCCTGACTATAATGAGTTCATTGAAGACCCGGCAGCTACAACTACTTTAGATTGGTCAAGACCTTACCCTCAGATAATAGAGTCTGAAGACCTAATCTGGGAAGGGGAGGACTATGTAATCATAAAAACAGAGGATTACAAGGACATGAACCGTAGGAAGTGGGATCAGTTTTTTTGCATAACTGTTGAGGGTTTGATGCTGTTCAGGCAGGTCAATGAGTACACCTATGACCAGCCATTCCAGGTCTTTATTCTGCCCTATCAGTTTGGCTATCTGCCAGTCTGTAAGGTAGGCAACATTATTTACGAGGAAGAAGATGGTCAGTTAGTCTATGATTCGGTGCTTGCTCCTTGCCTTCCGGCATGGAATGAGGTGCTATTCCGGACAGATGACCTTAATATACTATGGGCAATGCATGCCCTGCCCCAGAAGTGGGCATTGAAGATGTCTCCCTGTAAGACCTGTAATGGCACAGGGATAAGGACTAATCGCAAGGAGGAGAAGGTCAGCTGTAGTGATTGCTCTGGCTCTGGTCGGGCTAGCAGCTCACCATTTGGGCTGATGGAGATTAATATTGATAGGTCTAGTGCCATCAATCCTAACCCACAGATACCACCAGTACCTCCGGCAGGCTACATTGAGAGGCCAACCGAGACAGTCAGATTATTCCAGGAGGACATAGTGCAGAAAGAGTTTCAAGGGTTCAAGGCCATAGGTCTAGAGCTGCTAGGTCAGATTCCAGCTGCTCAGTCTGGCATAGCCAAGGAGTATGACCGGAAGGAGCTTAATACCTTCTGCTTCTCAGTGACTGTACATCTGGCTCAAGTTTATCGAAAGGTATGCTTTTATATTATGTACCAGAGGTACAATAGCCTATTCAGTAGCAGCCTGATGGACAGTGATAAGATACAGGCAGCACTGCCTCAGATTACTGTGCCTACTGACTATGACATCATGACCACAGAGATGGTAGGTGAGCAACTTAATAAGGCAATATCTGGCAATTTCAACCCTCTGATTATTGCAGGCATTGAGATGGACTATGTGGAGAAGCTCTATGGTGATAACTCCATGAAGAAGACCTACCTGAAGCTGCTCAGTAGCCTTGACCCATTGCCCTTTAAGACTACTGATGAGAAGACTGTGCTGCTCTCCAGCAATGGCTGCACCCAATTAGACTACATTCTAAGTGCCAACCTTGCAGCGTTTGTCATGCAGAAGATTGAGGAAAACCCCTTATGGTATGATTTATCATTCAGCCAGCAGCAGGCTGATGTCTATGCCTTGGCAGCAGAGAAGCAGCTACAGATTAAGTCTGGATTAGTGCCACTGATGGATGATGTGCAGGACACATCTACTCCGGCAGAAGAGGCTGATAACCTAGGTAAGCTACCTCTGGCTATTCAGCAGCTATCACTTGCAGCTGAGAGGGCTAATAAGGCAGGCAATGCCAAGCTATTCAAGGTCTTGAATGACAAGATTAACAATCTACTGGCAGAGATAAGCTAACATGGATGAGAGGCAGCTGGAGTTAATTAAGAAGATTCAGCAGCTTCAGCTTGCCATTGAGAAGCGCATGGATGATGCGCTGCCTAAGGTCTTTGAGAAGCTATCCAACCAGGTCATTGACCTTGCAGGCAATCTAAGCCTAGATGCTAAAGACAGGGCAAAGACATTAAGGGAGATGATTAAGCTCAAGAAGGACATTGCTGACACCATTGTCAACAATAGCCTTTACCAGACTCAGGTAGCAGAAGTCATTGCAGGCTTTGATCAGCTCAGTAAGCTATCTAATGATTACATCAGCATCATTCTGGATGACTTCAAGCCTAAGACTGAGCTGTATAAGGCAATCCTAGAGACCAATATAGCTACTACTAAGGATGCTCTCCTAGGTGCTGGCATCAGAAATAATTTTGGCACAGCCATTCAGGAGGTGCTAAAAGACAACATAGCTGGCATAGGCACAAGGACTCAGCTGAATGAGACTCTCAGAAAGTTTATTGAAGGCACAGATACTGAGAAAGCCTTTTTAAATAGGTACATCAAGCAGACTACCAATGACTCTGTGATGACCTTTAATTCAGAGTACATCCAGACCATTGCTGATGACCTAGGGGTAGAGTACTACCTTTACTCTGGCACTATCATATCAGACACCAGAGAGTTTTGCCAAGCCCGGGCAGGCCGTTACTTTACAAAGGCAGAAGTAGAGAAGTGGGCAAGTCTTAAAGGCTGGCAGGGTAGGATGGCTGGCACTAACAGCAGCACTATATTCATTTACCGGGGAGGCTACAACTGCCGACATCAGCTTTGGCCTGTGGCTAAAGAGCAGTATGAGTCAGCTAAAGAGAAGGGCAGAACAGGACTAAGGTAATTACAACCTGTTCCAATTTGTCACACTTTCACCCTACTTTTTCTCCCTATAAGCAATAAGTAAGGAGATAGGCTTTAGATGCCTCTGCTCAATTACATTACGCATGCCATGACCCAGGTTCTGCTGAACCATCACAGCAGCCATGCTTTGCCTTCTGATGTAACCCTGAAGAATAACTTCTGCTGCTTCTTCCATTGCCCAGCATAGTATGTAGACATCAGCCTTTAGTTCATCATTCAGATTGAACACCAGCCTGCCTGTCTTGTACTTTGTGGTCTTGACATCAAGGTTATACTCATCCATCATTAGGTCTGTGCCTCCATCACCATTGAGAGAACAGCTCATGTCCATTGGTATCTTCAGAGCCTTACTGACTGCATACTCACCCATCACACCCAGCATGTCAGCAGTCTGCTGATTATTGCCCCAGTGCTGCTTATATCGGTTAGGATTAGCTTGATCCTTTAAGAAGTGCCTGCCCTTGGCAAGTACCCGGAGCAGCTCCATTTCTCTCTCTGTAAAAGTTATCTTCAAGGCTCATAGAGGATTACAAAAGTAAGTGATAAATTAGGATATTTACGACATGAAAAAGGCATCTAAAGAGTCATCGGTCAAGATTAACTTCGGCAAGCGAAGAGAGGGTAAGCACCGAAAAGGGAGGAGACCAAAGGAGGGAAGGCAGAAGAAGTACAGAGGTCAGGGCAGATAATGTAAAGTAGTTAGCTAGAAATTTGTAAAATGGCTGAGAAAAAATTCAAGACTAAAGTAGGCGGTAAGACTGTCAAGTTC